TCTAATTTTTTATTATTTTTAAGTAACCATTCTGTAAAATTAACTAGGTCTAAGACCTTAACAGTTACCAGATATCGTCCAAATCGAACAAAAGCATTATAGTAAGGACTTGCTACAAAATCGTCATACGTTTTTAATTTTGTGCTACCTTGTGTTAATTCAAAAAATCGCAAATAGCTACGAAACCCAAATTGCACTCCAGTTTCGTTCTGTTGTTGATATCTTCGTTTTGGCTCACATGCATGAGCCGTTAATGTAGATTCTTTAGTAAAAACTTTATTGCAATACTTGCACGTGACAGTAACAGGTTTTGGTAAATTCTGTACAGAATTTTGATATATGTTTAAGATTTCGTTTATCATATACTAATCTAATTATTAGATTGTTTTGATTTGTTCAGTTGTCCAACCATGTTGTTTAGCTAATTTTTTAAGATCCTCTTTTGTGTTAATATCAGACAGCAATTCAATTTCATCCGCTTTTAAGGTAGGATACAGTTGTGTTAGGAACTTAATTGATTTTGTATCTTTATCTGATTTCTTAGTACCTAACCAATAGTGGCGTTGATTTCCTAAATTAGGACTAACAGTGGTACACAACAACCATTGTAACTTTTTATGCTTGCTAGTACTGATATCAAAAAAATTCTTATTAACACGCTCATTTGTAGCTAGCAAATACCATGCTTGCATGTCCGGATCACCATCCACACTAGCACTGTATCTGAGCATTAAATAAGGGCTAAATTTTTTCTGCTCTTCTTCTGTCAGACTATCGTAAAAATCAATATCTTTACGATCTAGTGCAGCAGTTTCGCTTTTAATTGAAAGTTTGTCCATGCTCAATTTAAATTACGTTGTTTTTTGATATTCACTGACTAATCTCGCAAAATTTTCTTTATGCCATTTAAAATGAGTTGACTCTATTTCTAACATTTCTTTGTTTTTAGGTATTTCTTTACATGTAGTAGCATACGGTGTAAAGTGTAAAGCGTCGGTAATCAAATAATTTTGTCTACCTCTGATAACACAAGTGTCAAAAATCCAATTGTCACCGTAGTATAACACAAACTCGGCTGGGATATCAATCCACCATGCTTTGTGTACAAACATCAGCGTACCAAACCCAAACGTGTGGTCTCCGTTCTTCCATGGAACTATTTTTATAGCACCAGACACAAACCGAGGTTGATTGAATTCATCTAGCCCTGGACAAATACCCACAACACCACTATGTTCGTTGAGCACGGTATCAACATGGTAGAACATCTTAAGATCAAATATCATATCATCGTTAAGGATGCATATTTTATCATTCCGAGCCAACTGAACACCTTGATTCCATGCAGGATTTACAAAAATATTTTCCGGATGATTAATCATTCTAATTTTTTCATGGGCGAAAATATCATCGCTTGGTGTATAATGAATGTTATTATTAATAATAATAATATCATCTATTAGATCAAATTTGGTTAAATCGCGAAGAAAACTTAAAAATGGCACATAACGCCACATGGTAGGAATTACAACACTAAATTTATTCATACTGGATGCCACATTGTTTCGTTAGTTTCCTGTGTTTTTATTAATTGATAAAACACTATCAACCGTTCTAATTCTGATTTTAATGCAGGGTGAGTTCTTGCTCTTCGTCTAATATCGCCCCACAATTTATCATCACTGAGATGATCCGTTAATGGGCGGCCATCACCAGTTCTTGAATCAAATTGATAACCAATTTCTGTCTTTAGCCCTTCTTGAACAGCATATGTTATTCCATCAATTGTTTCATAATCAACAGGAATGTTAGGCATTAACGGCATAATCAATGATTCCTTTTACCGTCAAACACACAATTAAAAACTAAATTCTGATCTCCATCGTTAATAACCCTGTGAAACGCACCATCAGGAATTAAAATAATATCACCTGCATTTACTCTAAATTTTTCTTCGTCGACAAGCATCATTCCTGTACCTTGCACAAAAAAATAAACTTCTTCTTGGCTAGCATGACTATGACCGCGAGTTGCTTGTCCTCTGTATAACTTGGTGCTAGACAACACTAAATTTTTTAGTGTTTTATTATCTTTAAGAAGATATGTTTCGTTATCTTTAATTATTTCGCCACCTACGTCATGGTCGTGGAATTTTAATTTCATAATATGACTCCTTTTATTTTATTATTTAAGACTATTTAATCAGAGATTTGCAGGAATTACCAACAGCGACTATAGTCGACTACCTCGCTTACTCTGCTTATTTCCTTGACACAATAAACACACAGGCTACCTTTTTTATTACTTTCAATAGGAATAGCCAACAGTTGTCCTGGTTTAAGTTTTGGGAAATACCACTTAACATCTTGATATATATCAACAATTTCTACTGGATAAAACTCCGGTCTAAAACTGCTCAATGGGTTAAAACAAAATACACTAAACCCGCGGTCGTTAATTGACGTCAACGGAACAACTTCTAAATCGCCAGTGTCTTTTTCTCCAATGAGTATTTGCCAATCCACTGGCATCTTAATAACATGTTCGCCGATTTTTAATACCAATGCAGGACTGTTAAAACTCTCTAAAAAAATCAACGGAATATAAAAATAATCTGGATCTTTTGGATTGCTGTTATCAAGTACGCAAAATCTCATGTCATCAACTTCGTCGGGGATGTCGTTCATTTCAAACGGCATATTATTGTCTAGTGTTAGAATTCTAATTTTTTACTCCTTGATATTCTTTAGTAGCATAATACTATTATTAGATGACAAAGTCAAGTTGAACATTATTTCCATTGAACTTTTTCAACCGAAAACGGATACTTTGCTTCGGAATAGTATTTTTTGCGTTCAGTTAAGTGTCGTTTTGAAAATTTACACGAGCTAGTTATATCCCAAATTTGCACATGGTCTTTATCTTCTGCTTTTCTAATACCTCGTCCAATGGATTGTATAACTCTAGTAAAGCTTTTTCCAGGCTCTAATAGTACTAGATTAAAAATACGAGGGATATTAATCCCTACTGCAGCTACACCGTAAGTTGCTATAATAATCTTGCCATCTGCTGTTGCAACTTCGTCATATTCTTCTTTTCTATCTTTAGCTTTAGTAGCACCGCTTACAAATGCTACATCGGGTTTGTCTTTTAATAAACTAAACAATGTACTCAACTCAACTTGTAACATTTTGCCCGATTTAATTCGATCTACTAGAATTAACGTATTTCCAGTTTCTTTAATTTTATCAATTTCTTTAGCTATAAATGCAATGCGCTCAGCATTAGTTGTTAAGTATTTTAACTCGCTTTGATAATCTTTGTATTCAGCATGATCAATTAGTTGCATTATATTAACATGGCATTGTGCTAAGTGCCCTGCATCTTGCAAATCACTAGCTGCCAGTTTACCTACAACATTGCCTAACCCGCAAAAAATAGCTCTATAAGCATATTCTTCTTTTGGAATTGTTCCTGTTAATCCCCACCTAATAGGTATATGCGAAAAAATACTTGTTAATAGAGTTTTAAGTGCATCAGCTTTGGCCATATGCACTTCGTCAACCATAACACAAACTACGCCTTCGATAAACTCTTGGATCGGGCAAGGTTCTTCACCACTTTGTTCACCTTTGAGTAAATTGTTTAAACTTTGCCATGTGCAAATAGTGTGAGTTTTACCCCAATCTTTGCGATCACCAAAATAAACACCAACATCTAAGCCTAAGTTAATATAATCAGATTCAGTTTGGCGCACTAAATCTTTGTTTGGAACAATAACGATGCTACGACCATATGGTTGAACACTCCAGCTTAATGCTGCAGTCATTAAAGTTTTGCCGGCACCTGTGGCAATTTCTTGCACACTCTGCGGATTTCTTAAAAAATTATTAATAATCTCAAGTTGATAATCTCTAAGTAACACAGGGTGTCCAGCTTTAGGGTGCCCAGTAGGCCACGAGCGATGAGAAAAAGTTTGAGTTTCACTCAAGAGAGTTCAGTATTCGATCTCGTCACGATATAAGTCGTATTGATGCTTATGGAGATCAACCTCGATGCCTTTTGAATGTTGGAACAGATGCAAATTTAAATCTTGACCTTCGCAAATTTTGTTATTGTTTTAACTTTAAAAGAAAAGGAAGAGTCTAAATTATTATAAATATTATTTCAGCTTGGA